CCAATATAATGCCGTGCCAAGTAGCACCGCCGTCCCTCTTAGTCGGGTATCGTCCGACTCGGTGTGTCAATCCGTCGATCACTGCTTTGGGTAGTTCCCGTGCTTCGTTGACCCATGCACCTGTCAACTCCAATGACAGCAGCTTTCTCACATCCTTTGGCTGATCCAGTGCAAGAAAGATCACCTCGCAGTCGATTCCAGCAGCACCATCTCTTGCTGGCAGCTTGATGTGGTGGGTAATCGGTGGTGTCCATAGCAGGGGGCCAAAGGTATTCTCTGGAAACAGGTCAAGCCACGTCTTAATCGTCGTGGTCTTCAGCATCGGGTAGCTGTTTCGGACAATCGCAAAGCGGCTGTACTTAATGCCGTCAACCGGAGAAGGCTTTTGCTGTACGGCCTTCATCATAATCTCGGCACAGCAGGCGTATGACTTACCGCTTCCTACTGGCCCCATGATGCCACGAACAAAGGCGTTAGATTGCAGGAACTTCCACGCCATTGGGCTAGTGGAAAAGTCGAGATTTAATCCTGTGATAGGGAGTTCTTTACTGCTCTGCTCTTTGGTCTTCACGAACATCCTCCACATCGATGATCTCAGGCGCTTTGACGTTAATGCCAATGACGCTTGGTTTATCTGACTCCTCGGCAGTATCCAGCAGGCCAGAGGCTTTAGCTAAGATGCGTAGAACGCCGACTTTGTCGTATAGTTCTATGTCCAGAGTACGCACACAGCCGCCTTCTTTGTCGTAACGCTCGTTGACTTTGATGGACTTGATGGCTTGCAGTGCGTGTTCAGGGATATCTTTACTGGCTTTGACTTTAATATTGCCAGTCTCATCCCACTCCATGATGTCAGTAAGCTTGGTATTGGCAATAGTCAGTAGGGAGTAAGCGACAGCTTCCCTGTTCTTGGCAATGGTAGCGGATCCACCCAGACGCTTCTGGACGTTTTGGACACCGCCCCACTGCTTTAGTGATGGTATTTGTTTGGTGACGGCCATTACTGATTAGCTTGAAATGCGCTTTTTAATCGATCAACAAACATATTTTGTTCAGACGTTGCAACTCCAGCGGAAGAGTCGCCAGATAATATTCTGGCTGCGATTGTCGCCCGGCGCTCATCTTCTGTGGCATTGCGATAGGTTGTCGTGTCAAGAAAACTTTTTTGTTGGTTAGTCAATTCGAAGTCAGGCTTGAACTCAGGTTGACGCATCATAATGCGGCTTGCCTCATTGACGGCAACGGATTGGTATTGGTCTGGATTCAGATTGGAATAGGGGTTTAAAATAACCCGGTTATCTTCTGTCGCCATGCCTGCCACATTAGCGTTCTTTTTAAAATATTTAAGTTCGCTGGCATAAGGCTTTCTCATCTCAATACCTTTTGGTAAGCGGATAAATCCAAAGTCTTTGTCCATACTGTCCTCTTTATAGGTTGTTGGCGACAGCTATTCCCTATTGCCCGTGTGCGATATGCCACTGTCAGCTATTCACTGACACCAACACGGATGAGGACTGCGCCTAAGTTAATAAGCCGCTTAGTCGCTAGAATACTTGACCAATCCTGCTGATTCGATCCGGACTCTCCACAGCAGACCAATCCTCATGCGTGTTAGTGCCGGTCTATCCCGGCTGTCTGTATCAATTACAAGTGGTATTGCAGTTACCGCCGTAGCAGCAGGTGGTGCAATAGACGCATTGTCCATTGCTGCAATAGGTGTTGTAGGTGCAGGCTGCGTAGCTCATAGTTGCGGTAGCTGCCAGCCAGAGTGCGATGAGATATTTCATATGGCTCCTTTAAGGATTATTAGTCGGGTACTCGCTGCGTCTGACTCAGGGACTCGCCGCGTAGGGTTTGTATGTTCAGTATCCGCTTTCCCCGGAGAACAATATATCAGAACGGTATCTCGTCATCCATATTATCTTTTTTATCGTTAGGCATATACCCATTGCCTTTATCTATCGAGTGCTGGGTAGGTTCTGCTGGCACCATCTTCCCCAGCCGTACCGAGTAAAACAAATCCCCGTTCTTCGTCTTCTTCTCCCAAGCCGACAGGTAAAACACCTGCCCATTTAACTTCATCTTCCCAGACCAGTCCGGGCTATTTTCATTCTTCTTCTTATTTAAAAACAAATTACCATTGTCATCTTGCAACTCATAAGGCTTATTACCGTAGTTCATGTGGCTCTCCAAAGAGATTACTAAAAGTTATTTGCACAACTGTGCCTATCTACTATACTTCATTGCAGGGGCTATGACCCAGCCCTCCCGTCGGTAGCTTGTGACCAAGGGAATAAACGTGGCGAATAGGACGGTACTCCTTATTCATACCCCCGGATGGGATCAGGTAGAGAATATCGGGACACATAGTTCTTGCAGAGGCTGGCCCCTCTGTTAGCCTAGATAAACTAGAACAAGCATCCAATACTGGATTACTCCTATATAAAAAATATGGGTTAGGTTCTTATTGCCCACCCCGTGAGGGCCTTTATCCTACCGTTGATACGCTTCTAGCCATCCGCTAACTACCTCACAGTTATATATAAAAAAAGTCTGTAAAAGCGGTTCTTCAGACTTAATCGTTATTAAGACTTACCCCTGACGGCCAAAAAACAGGGGAAAAATTGAGTTAGGTACCCACCGATACAGGCGAAGGGTGGGGGGAGGCAAGGGTGGGTCGCGCTGATGCCAGTCTGGCAGCGAACCATGCAAGCCGGTGTGGTGGCTCTCTGCGATACTGCTGCCAGTCTGCGAATACCTGCGACAGGACACGCTCAAATGACTCCCGGCTGACTCCAGCAGCACACATCGACACGGCCACCTGCCTATCCTCGCTGGTTACAATCCTGACAATGCCAGCAGCAGCACATGACTTCTTCCACATTGACATTACATCATCCACACTTAAATACGAACGTTCGTTCTTTTCTGCCGTTAGCGCAACTATGTTAAATGGTTCCTTGTGCTTGTGTAACAATTCATCCGCTTGCATCTGTTGCCACACTTGCAATGTAGGCGGCAGGTCTTCAAACTTCACCCTGTCCATGTGGTCTGTGGTGCTGATGCTGTCGTCATAAATGACCCTGAGAATCTGGGCTGTCTTCCCGTAAGTGTGGTTCTTTACCTTCTTGAGATATCCCATCTCAATGAGTTTCTTAACCTGCCTGCCTGCTGCCTGCCTTGTGACTCCCAGCATCTTTCCTACATTCTCATGACCCGGCCAGCACAGGCCTGCTCTGTTTGCGAATGAACAGACAGCTAACAGTGCTCTCATCGCTGCTGGTCTGATCCGTCTGTCGTTCACTGCTCTGATAGGCACGACCGTATACATCCGCTTGTCTACCGGCTTCTCTTTGGTTATCTTTGGGGCTTCTGGTAGTTCAAAGCTTTGCATTGATTAACCTCTGCATCTTGTCTTCAGTACTCTCATGCTGTCGGCAGTATTCCCTGATGGCCTGCTCTGCTATCGATACCCGGCTGCGCCTCTGCTGCTCTGCCTGTCGGTCAAGCATTTCCCGGACATCAACCCGCAACCTTAATAATGTAGCTTTCTGTTCCATAGACTGATGCTATCACAATGCAATAATCGATTGAAATAATTATCTTGATTGCCTGCTGTCAAGATATATAATGCCACTCAGCAACACACATTAACGTCAAAACCTGAAAGGAAAGACACCATGAAAGACTCTACCGCTCTCATTCTCACCTCACTTGTATTTAATATCCTGACAATCTGGGCTGTCATTATTGATGCCCCTGTCTCTGGCTGTGCTGCTCTGTGTTTCGGTGGCGCTGCCTTGATGGCTGTCGGATTTATCCATCTTGTCAGGGGCAAATAATGAAACCGACACTTATGGAAATAATCGCAGCCATTTTTGCTTTTGTGTGGCTTGCCGTTTTTGTCGTTGCCTGCCTTGCTTATTAATTAACTGTCAACCCTGAAAGGAAATGACAAATGCTAAAAATCTCTATCACTTCAAAACTTGATGGCATCCGCTCATGGTCTTTGCAGGCCATTGATACCTGCCCCGGTTCCATCGCAGCACCGGGTGAACTAGTAGACGCTTGCAAGGGCTGTTATGCCACCACAGGGAACTATCGGTTCAATAACGTCAAAGCACCGCGTCTGCATAATCAGGAAGACTGGAAGCGTATCGAATGGGCGGATGATATGTGCCAAGAACTAGAAAAAGACAGGTACTTCCGCTGGTTTGATTCAGGCGATGTGTACACACTAGCCCTTGCCGAAAAGATTCTCGAAGTCATGAAGCGTACCCCTTGGTGCCAGCATTGGTTACCTACCCGGATGTACAAGTTTCCAAAGTTTCGGCAGGTATTCGCTGAAATGCAGGCATTGAAAAATGTATCCGTGCGATTCTCATCCGATAGCGTGACCGGTCAATACACGAAGGGCTTACACGGTTCCGTCATCATCCCGTCTGCTGCCGATGCAAAGAAGGGCATGACAGTCTGCCAAGCTTACGAGCACGAGGGCAAGTGTAACGGTTGCCGTGCCTGCTTTCACAAGCTTGCCAAGGTCATCGCCTATCCAGCACACGGAAAGACCATGCACAAGGTTATATCAATCAAGCTTGCCGCTTAACCCTGAAAGGAAAATGCAAAATGGAAACAATCACAATGACTAAGTCACAAGCTTTCGCACTGGGTGAATGGCTTTCTGAATGGCCTGATAGCTGGTCTTATGAGCAGGTAATAGACTGGCTTTTAAACAATGAAGACCCGGCATACTCAGACGCTGAAGACGATGAACGGGTCTGGGTCTGGGAACCAATGGAAGACTATTCAGGCACTCAAATTGCTGACTTTATTGAGAATACCCGCTGTAACTTTGAACGATTTACGAACGATTAAACCGTATCAGCGCATCACCCGGCCCGGTATCCGTACCGGGTTTTTTTACCGCCACTTGAACCGAAAGGGATCACTATGCCTGTCACACTCGCAACCCTCTATGAGGTAGCACCGAACCTGTCAGAACCTGATGCTTTGCAGGTTTTGCTACTAGTCAACCTGTCAGCAGAGCAGGGATACACAGTCAACCATTCACTGATTGAACGAATCATTCAGCGAGTCACATTAACTTTTTTATAAGAGGTTTATTATGGTCGGAAAAGTCACACCGGACACAATGCTGTCCGCTTCCCGTCTGCCTGCTGTCATGGGTTACAGCAAATACAGAAGTCCGAACGATGAGCTATCAGCGGCCATCGATGCGCTGGGAAACAAGACACCCGAAAGCATTAGCAATGAAGCAATGGAATGGGGAAATACGTTTGAGTCGGCGATATTAGAAAGGGCGGCAGTCCGGTTGGGAGTTTCAAATTTAATCACTGAGCATCCCGAACCTTACTTCCATCCACTGCTAAAGCTTGCCTGTTCCCTTGACGCTACCGCCGATGGCAACGGGATAATCGTCCAGAATAACCCCGATCTTGGCATCATGGTCATGGATGGGGAGTCGATCACCCTTGAAGGTCGCGGCATACTGGAAGCCAAGCTGACATCAGTCGCACCAGAACACACGCCAGCGCTCTACAGAGGGCCGATCCAGCTTCAGGCGCAGATGGATATCACCGGCGCTAAATGGGGCGCTCTAGCGGTCTTATATCGCGGCATAGAGCTACGCATCTTCCTGTTTAAACCGCACGAAGAAAGCCTCCGAGCAATCGCCCAAGCTACCCGAGACTTCCAACGTAGACTTGACATCTGGAAATTGGATAGGCATATTGAATACTATCCGCCTGTCAACTCTGCCGATGCCGACAGAACATGGGGACAGGGAGAAGAGGCGACAGTCCAGCTCGGCGGTGAATTTGAAACGTGGGTGCGTGACATTTTGGAAGCAAAGCAGGACATAAAGCAGTGCGAATCTATCATCGACGATAGAGAAAAAAGAATCAAAGAAGCAATGCAGACGGCCAGTAAAGCAACGATAGGATGTTACCAAGTGAGCTGGCCTATGCGGAATTACCAAGCGACACAAGATCGCGTAGTCAAAGGAAAGGCTGCGTACTCAGTGCGACAGTCATCATTAACCGTGAAGGAAATTAAATGAGTAACTTAACAGTAAGGCAAGGGTTCCTGCCGACAACATTCTCAGAGGCAAAGGACTTCGCGTCCGAACTAGCCAATAGCAATCTTGTCCCGAAGAACTATGCAGGCAAGCCGCTGGATATCTTGGTCGCTATCCAATGGGGAACCGAGATCGGACTTGCTCCGATGCAAGCTTTGCAAAACATCTCGGTCATCAACGGTAAGCCCTCAGTCTACGGTGATGCAGCGATGGCACTGGTGCAGGCACACCCAGCCTGTGAGGGCGTAGAGGAGTTCTTTGAGGGCGAAGGTACACCGAACCCTGTCGCCGTCTGTATCGCCCACAGAAGGGGGCGTAAGCCTGTTACAGCACGGTTCTCAGTGGAGGATGCCAAGCGGGCAGGGCTGTGGAACAAACAGGGACCGTGGACTAGCTACCCAAAGCGAATGCTACAGATGAGAGCCAGAGGTTTTGCGCTCCGTGATGCTTTCCCAGATGCCCTAAAGGGACTCATCACTACCGAGGAGGCAGCAGACTACCCGTCAGATGCCAAGCCAGCAGAGGTCAAGGACATCCCGCGCAACCCATTGGATGCTATCGCTCCAGCAAAATTGATAGAGGAAACCTATGAGGTACTTGAGACAGAGAGCATTGCAGATGCCGACGCAGCGGAGCCAGAGGCAGAGGCGACAGTCATGGTTGAGGAGGCTGTCATCATTCAGGACGCTGCTTCCGTGGAAGGGGAGGCGGTCGCTAGTCCAGTCGTGGCGCAGGAAACTGGTACCGAATGGACTCTCTTTGTGCCGGGGAAGGA